TTTTAGTTTAACGTTATCATACGAACGGACACGATCCACTCAGTGGAAAAGGAAAATAAAAAACAAGAAAATGAGGCAATGGTGCAAGCGTCAAAGCACAAATTGCATACCCAACGACGTGTTTGTCGGTCGAACCCACTCACGATGAACAAAGAACCGTTCATAGGTGGCACGCCTGGCATACGCCCAAGCGATGACCGAATCAACAAGCATTTCGCACTCATCGTAACTCACCATATCTGTCTCATTACTTGAGAGATAATATGTGAGTCCAACAATGCACTTCTCACGTCCAATCTGGCGGGTAAATTTGACCAAGTCAATCAAGGACTGCTGATATTCCTTGAAGTGTTCATAATCCACCAAATGTTTGCCTGCGAATCTCGTCGCAACACGCCAATAATTGGGCACCATGGTACCCTCAAAGACGAGGAAGCCGCAAAATTCGTTAGGGCCGTAGCCACAAACAACAATGCCGACAGAAGTGTAGCGTTTCATGACGGTCCAACGTTCATTGGAGAAGGTGGCGTTGAGAGTATCAATTTTTTCGTCGTCACCCTTGACAACAATGACAATTGGACCGGACCAATCGAAAAGATAGATGAAAAAAGCGAGCATGAGTATCTCATTGATGATCTTGGTAAACCAATTGCCTGAAGAGTTCTGGAACTTGTAGTCAGTCGTCATGTCCTTAAATTCAAGTTTGCAATTGTGAATCCAATCGAATGTCTCTTGCACAATCTCCACGGGGCAGCCGGTAACACGCGCAAGAACGCGCACAACTATTCTCTCTTCCAATGCACCCTGGCCCTTGTCCATGGTAACTGCATCCAAAATAATTTGGATCATTCCCATAACCTCCGCCTGATGAGCGAAGGGTGCGAGTTTGTCCAAAAATTCCTTGATGCTCAAACCATCGTCAGTGAAAATTGCAACATTGGGATCGCATCTCATTTTTGCCCAAAAAACCTTCGTAAGCAATCGAGCAAAGAATATGGCGCGCGTAGTTGCCATAAGATTCATTGATGCTATGCCCTGCCCAGTGGCATACGGCGAAGTCGACTTCGTGTAATTCATCGGCTTGAGCGTGGACTTGATAGAAAAGTGAATAGTATGCCAAGTAGGGTTGTTTTCAATATCCGCACCGTCAAACCTCTCAGCATAATGTCGTTCGTTGGAATCTGCAACAAGCTTATGGTAGGTTCTTTGAAAGAGTTCGGGATCACAATCAGCATCATGATCAATCGCCACCATCGCAAATTTCTCCACGATGGTGTTGACCAATTGGTCGGCATCCAAGTCAATTGCCCTTGACCTCGAATTCTTATCAGCAACGCGAAAAATTGCGGTGTTCACCGTCTGTATCCTATCTCGAGCATCC